CCCCTAGTCTTTACTAGGCTATACTAGGTCCGGACTAGCCTGGCCAGGCCTACATAGAATATCACGCGCGCGCGGGGCACCCCCTCCAAGGGGGGGCCTCAGCCGAAGGCTGAAGGGCCCTCTTGACACGGCAAGTCTTTTTTGCCCGACAGAAAGCTATGACATTTTCTTGACAGATGTAAAAAACCAGGTTCGCTCGTTGCCTGGGACAATATCTACGTCCCAGAAATCGTATATCGTCCCAGCTACGTCCTCGGATACCCGGCGTTCTAAGGGGGTCGAGTACTTAAGAGGACGATATGACAAAGGAACCCCCCATATCAGCTTCGTAGAACGCCTATGCAAATCGCTCTCTATATAGAGGCGAATCTGCACATGCACTCTAGGGTCCCCTGATACTTTTTTACGTCTACATCGTCCTCGATCGCGATAAGCCTGTTACAAGCCCTAATCTCCGAGGACAATATCGAAAAAAAGATTGTCCTCGGGGACACAGATGTCGTCCCACACCTGTAAAATCGTGGTAATCTTTGTGACGCCCTTGCATCGGTTGTCCATCTGTGCTAGGCTCTGAACATTCACCCAGGAGAACCAATGCCAGACGAACACCAACACAGCCACCGCTGTCTCACTGTAAAAGAAACAGCAAGAAGGTTGGGGGTTTGCCCTCACACCGTCTACACCCTCGTCCGTGAGGGGGACCTACCTGCATTCCGCGTGCGCAACCAGTGGCGCGTAAATGAAACTGCTCTAGATCAGTACATGAACACCGAGAATCCCACCCCCTCTGCCCCATAGGACATAATGAACACTTCCCAAGAGCCTAATCTCCAGGCCAATCGACAGGAAATCCGGGCTGCTCTCGGTGCCCTCTTCAATCAGGGCGATATAGTAGAGCTTCGCGCCTTCATACCATCTAATTACAGCGGTAAACCTAATATCATCGCGGGCTACTTCGATGACTTCGACGTTCTTTCCAACACAGCAGCAGACATCTCCAATGCGGGCGCTTATGGTTTATACATAACCCCACAAGTGATTAAAGAAGACCTACTAGCGAGAGCGTTAAACAAAACCAAAAAGGGAATTAAGACAACTTCAGATAAAGATGTTCTAGGTTATCGTTACCTACTCATCGACATAGACGCGAATCGCGTATCTGGTGTTAGCTCTACAGACGAAGAAAAGAAAGCAGCCTTCAATAAGCTCAAAGAAGTCTTTTATTACCTCCGAGCCGAGGGCTGGCCAGAGCCGATCTTTGGTGACAGCGGAAATGGGGCTCATCTCCTCTACAGCGTAGACCTACCCTCGGACTCAGACCTAGTTGAACGCTGTCTCAAGGCCCTAAGCTTCCTATTCGACGATGATAAAGTTATCGTAGACCAGAAAGTCTTTAATCCCGCAAGGATCTGGAAGCTCTACGGAACCGCTACCCGGAAAGGAGACTCAACCCCGGAACGCCCCCATAGAAAAGCCCGACTCCTTAAAGCTCCAGACCATCTCGAACGAGTCACTAAGAAATCCCTTAAGAAACTCGCTAAGAGAATTCCGCCAGACCCTTCGCGCTCAAAACTTGGCTCAGCAGGAACAGAACGGGCGAAATTAGCTACATGGATTCACCAGAACTTCAAGGACGGGATTACTGGCCCTATCTCCTGGCCAGGGAAAGGTGTCCGCTGGCTATTCGACGAATGCCCCTGGGACCCCGACCATCGGGACCGAAGTGCTTTCATCGTTCACTTCGATCGGGGAGGCATCGCAGCAGGGTGCCATCACGAAGACTGTGAGGGAAATAGTAGTAAAAACAGCAAAGGGAACTCAGGTTGGACCCGGCTTCAGGGAAAGTTTACCAAAATGAAGCCCCCTAAGCCCCCGTCAAACACCCCACTAGGCCCTATAGCCGCCCCAACTCCCAACAATCCTGGCTATACGGACACCGGAAACGCTTTACGGTTGGTTCGAGCCCACAAAGAAGTCATTCGTTACGTCCCGACGTGGCATAAGTGGCTTGTCTTTACTGGCAGACGCTGGGCTCCCGACGAATCCCAGCAAATCATGCAATATGCGAAGACCTCTATCGACGCGATGTACGTAGAAGCCTCGGGGCTCGCACAAAGTGAGCCAGCAGAAGCCAACAAGCTCTTCAAATGGGCCGTAAAATCCGGATCAGCCTCGTCACGCAGAAATATGATTAGCCTAGCAGAGTCGGAACCAGGTGTCCCAATCAAAACATCGAAGCTAGACTCAGATCCTTGGAAGCTTAATCTCCTAAACGGTACGCTTGACTTAAAAACAGGGGAACTTTATGCGCATAAACGGGAAGATATGCATACTAAGCTCGCGAAAGTGGAGTATGACGACAAAGCAAAATGCCCAATCTGGGATGAGTTCATGCTTACCATCATGGGAGGGAAGGAACATCTAGTTGATTACCTTCATGCCTATATGGGATACTCAATGACCGGGGTGATTACCGAACAGACGCTTGCTTTCCTTCATGGGACAGGCAGCAACGGTAAGTCCACCTTCCTGACAACTCTGCAACGACTAATGGGGGACTATGCAAGGCAGGCTGCACCTGAACTATTGCTTTCCAAGTCAATGGGGAGCGACCACCCAACCTCAATTGCAGACCTCCAGGGGGCAAGGTTTGTAACGACATCGGAGATTGACCGAGGGAGACACTTTGCGGAAGCACTTATCAAGCAACTCACCGGAGGCGAAACGGTTAAAGCCCGTTTCATGCGGCAGGATTTCTTCGAATTCGAACCGACCCACAAACTCTGGATCGCGGCAAACCATCGACCAATTATCAAGGGAAATGACTGGGCGATATGGCGAAGAATCCGTCTCATCCCCTTCGAGGTTGTTATCCCCGATGAGAAACAGGATAAGAATCTCCCTTACAAACTCATCGAAGAACTCCCCGGTATTCTGAACCGAGTTCTGGCCGGCTGCTTACGCTGGCAGGCAGGGGGCCTTTCAACCCCTGATGAGGTCATGGTTGCTACCGAGGAATACAAGGATGAGATGGATCTCCTTAAAGAATTCCTTGATGACTGGTGTGTCAAGCGGCCAAGTGTCCGAGTCGAAGTCTCGGTTTTGTATGAACGCTACCTAGACTGGTGTGACTTGACTGGAGATAGAAAGCCAATTAACAAGAAGTACTTAGGTCGTCTGCTCAAGGAGAGAGGCTTCAAGCAGTGCAAGAAAAGTGGTCATCGAGCATGGGAGGGATTGGCTCTTAAGCCGAGAAACCCAGCGGCCAATCAAAGGTCCGAGAAGTCGGCTAGGTGGAACTAATGGGTAAGCCGACAGGATTGCGTGGGGAGAGGCTTTGGCGGTTTGCGACTGGGGCCTGTAATTACCCTTCAACAGCTTGCGTTCACCATGTCATTCATATGGGACTTCATTTCCAGAGTGACCTGGCCTTTGCGGAGTTTTCACCTAAAGCGGTCAAGCAACTTCTTTTCACGATGGGGCAAATTCGAGGCAATCTTAGGACGGGTGGTTATATCACTTTGAAAGGAGAAAAGAATGTGGAGATTGCTTCTTGGATTGAAGGTACTCCTGTTTTCAAGAAGTGGATCATGTCTCCACAAGCTTTCGTCGCCCCAGAAGCTTGGCCCGGTGACACAGAAAAGATGTTTCAGTTCTATGGGGAGGTTCCTTCGCCTTACGAGGTCGCAGGACTAAGGGCATCTGTGCATACCGTCCGAGGAAAGTGGCATACCCATGCTGTCTCAGTTTTGATGGCGTATGCTTGTGGGATGTCTATCGAGATCATGGAAGAGGGGATGCAGATTGACCGGAAGTACATCCTAGCGGACATGATAACCGGGGTTGAGTCACTGTGTTCGATTCCGCAGTTCAGGCTATGGTGTCATAACCTAGATCTTTCGCTGGTTACCCTTCCTCCACTCGTAGGCTATACCCTAAATGAACGCCTTGAAATCTTTGATGCGTTACAGACCCATCCGTTTAACGTGAAAACTCCTGCTTGCCGGGCTCTCCTAGACGCACCCTTTTTTAAGTCTTATGCTAAACTGAAACTGCTTCCGTCTCGACCGAAGTTACGTCCTCCCATGGGGACACCAATCGTCGGGCCCCCTCGACTTAGGAAAAAAGATGTCCAAACGGCGAAAGATACCCACGAGAAGGTCGCCTCCAGCAAGTGATGGTGCTGATTACTCTGCTTGGTTGGCTCAAGTCCCTCTCGATAAGCGCGAAGTAATCTCTAAGTTCTTACGGACAAATCCCGTTAAGGACTATGAAGATGTTCTAAACTTTAGTCAATTTCTGCTCGCAGAATTGGTAGAGGGAAACATTACTCCTGTCATCGCGAGAGAAGCGCGGAACTATCTAGAGCTAATCTTTACGATCATCGCTACCAAGAATTCTGCGATGGGGACCCCAGGAAATGCTTACATGGATATCATCGGGGCTCTAATCTCTGTTAAGCAAGAGGCTCCGAGGCTTACGGCAAGCTATACAACAGATGCAGAAATTATTGATGTTGAATCGGAAAGGGTTGAGAAGGTTGGATGAGTAAGTCAGACGCACAAAAAGCGACTGAAGCTCTTAAGTCCTTAGCAGATCCCTCAATTAGTTTGAGGGCGTATGCGCATATTCATGACCAGGCATCGGGTCAAGCTGTCCCTTACGATCCCTTTAAGATCACTGGGCGACTTCAGGCTACCCTCCTTACCTATTTTTCAGATCCACCGAAGACAGAATATGGCCAGAACAAATGGCTCACTCTTTTGGGGTATCGTCAGGGTGGCAAATCTTTAACCGCCGAGCTATGTGGGTATGTGAAAGCAGCCTATACACCGGGCTGGGACCATGTGTGTATTGCAGATAATAAAAAGCGCGCAGAATACCTGCATTCGAGGGTTCACTTTTGCCATGGACTTTGGCCTGAAACTATTCGCTCTCCTACAATCCCTAATCGTGAGGCACGTCAGCTTACGTTTGATTCCAAAGCGGGTGGAAAGATGCGCGTCCTCTCAGGAGAAAGCGGGGCCGTTGGTATTGGTCAATCCCCTGATTCATTCCATGCTTCAGAGGTGCCTTACTTTGCGGACGCAGCAGGACAATTTACCTTAATCTATCCGTCGATGATTAACCGGGACCACTCCCTAATGGTTCTCGAATCGACTCCTGCACCAATGGATGCGCCCTCTGCGGAGTGGTGGCACGACCAATGCCGGGATGCAAAGCTGGGGACAGCCCGACACATCTACGCTTTTTTCCCCTTCTGGGATGGGGTTCTTAATCAGCGTCCTTGGCCTAAGGGTGCAGCCCTGGATGTAGAAGAGCTTCGGTTTCTAGAGCGTTTTGGTCCACTAGGGCTGAAGAAAGAGCATCTAGCTTTCCGAAGATTAATGCTGGAGATTGACCCCGAGATTCGTCGTAACCCAGATCTCTTCCAGGTCTACTATCCGTTTGATGATCTCTCTTGCTGGCTAGCTTCTAGTGTTTCTGTTATCCATCCGAGTTTGCTTAAACGCCATCGGGAGGCTAAATTAACCAATTGGGTGCCTCCGTATATGGAGTACGAGCAGCCACAGGAGGGGGCTATCTATGTCATCGGAGTGGACCCTGCTGGTTATGCTGCTCGCGATCATGCTGCATTCCAAGTTCTCAAGGTATACGATGGGGAGTGGACTCAGGTCGCTTGCTATGCAGATCACACGACTCCTATCCCGTTTACGCGGAAAATAATGGAAGCTCACCATAAGTACAACAATGCGATTGTAGCCGTTGAATCCAATGGGGTAGGCGCAGCTGTTATCGCTCTACTTGAAGAGATGGATTGTAAAAAGCTTTATTATGAAAAAGCTTACCGTCCCGGTATTACAGCGACATCGAAGTCTGTAGACCAGATGCTCTCTTACCTTCAGGATGCACTTCGAGATGATTTATTTTTTAATGACCAAGATACAGTCTCCCAACTGACTGGTTATAAGCACGATAAACGAGTGGAACGAGCAGCCTCTGCGGAGATATTATTGGGGGATGGTCCAGGGAAAAGGAGGCGCGAGAGGCATCACTGGGATAAAATCTCTGCGTTACAAATGGCTATCGTGGCTGCACGTCGTTGCCCACGTCGTCTAAAGGGCACACCCGTCCCGGATGGGTTGGAGAATGTTGTACTTTTTAAGGATATGTCATACGATCGTATCCAAGCGTACCGGAAAGATGAGGCAAAACGCGAATCAAAATCCCGACGCAAATTTACTTACCGAAGCATTCGGAACAGAAAACAAAAGTAAGGAGTTCTCATGGCACAAGGATATAACGATAAACTCGATGAATCTCTGGGGGAGAAGGATGGTGCGCTTGCTACCAAAGACCCATCTACTACCGAAGAAGCTCGTAGGAATGAGTCCCGTGGAGCGAAAGGTCCTGATATTGATGCTCTAATTTCTCATTACGAAGAGGGACTAGCTCTTTTGAAGGAGCATAAAGCTTCTATGGGGGGTGGTGGTGAACTTATCGAGGATATAGGTATCGCGGAAGAGCTTCCTGGCGGGGAGATACTAGCGGAAGGCGCAGCTATCGAAGAGCCTATACCCGGTGGTGAGGTGGACATCGGTGCTCTACTCGAAGCAGAAGCGGGCCCTCCAGGTCCTCCACCCGAAGAAGAGGCTTTCGATTTGAACGCGCTTACTGCACAAGCAGCTAAAAACGCACTCGCTTAGGGAGTAGTCATGGCAAGTAACAATCGTGGACCGGGTTGGCGAGAGACGCTAGGTCGTACGGAGCCTTTTTCAATGAAGGCGCTTCGAGAGAAGGCGGCTAAGAATGCGATAGACAAAGATAAGGAAGATTGGATCGGTAAGGCTACCGATAAGATGAAGAAGAAGGGAACCGTTGGCGCTTTCTCTAAAGCTGCAAAAGAGCGTGGAGAGACAACAAAAGAGTACGCAGATCAAGCGTTAGCTCCTGGTTCAACCGCCTCACCGTTGACAAAACAGAGGGCCAACTTTGCGAGGAATGTGTCTAAAGCGGGGAAATAATGGCAGAGTCACAGGAGCTTGTTCTCAAAAGAATGCGGGAACAGGCCGCAAAGAATGCCCTTGAGGCTGATAAGCTTATTAAAGGTCCGCTTGCAGAGGCAGAAGAATGGGCTTTAGCCAATCCAGATCCCGAGATAGAGAAGCAAGCTCAACTAGATGAAGCTCCTGGTATTCATTCAGGGGATCTTTCTCAACGTATGTCTACTCCGGAGCAGACCCATGAGGCCAAAAAAGACTTCGTGAAAGCTGCTGCGACAGAGGTTGCCGCTAACGCAGCGTTAGGTGGAGCAGGGAAAGTCGCACAAGCTGCTATCGCTTTCATCCCAGCCCCCAAAGAATTTGCGCGTCATGGTATCAGCAAAATATCAGCAGCAATTCCCGAGGCTGCGAAGCAGAAGTTCCTGGCTGCCTTAGACGAGCTTAAAGCCAACAATCCTTTTGCTTACGACAATCAAGTCGAACACTACCAGAAGGTATTGGAACTCGTTGAACGGGAAGAAGCGCGACAGCGGTTATTTGAGCAGGCAAGCAAAGCTACCCCCGAGGATATTGTTCTAGACATTATTTCGAGTCTGGATGAGGGTCGGCAAAATGGGCTCCACGGTCAACTGCATTTTACGGAGAGGGAGATCAATCAATTATATAAACAAAGATATAATAATCTTCAGCACGCACGCCTTCAAGATGAGATAAGGCGTCTGCCCGATGACCTAGACAAATACGAGCGCAGGGTGGCTGTAGACAGGTTAGAAAATAGCAAGCGTTTTTCTCAACGAGGTAACACCAAATATCCTGACCTCCTCGATGACGGCGCACCAAATCGGGTCTACAACCCTGAAGTCAAAGAAGTTCTAGCCAAACTAGGGCGCGAGGGCAAGATCCGCCTCTTCAGTCGCCCCAGAGGGACCCCTGGGCCCTCCGTACTTTACTCCCCTCGTACCTACCCCGGACCCGGTGGCATTGAAGGCATTCATATGAATGCCACCGACGACACGGTGGGGGCTCTCACAAGAAAGTCGGATCTACTTGAAAAGGACTATTGGTCCCCAGAGAATATATTTAACAAACATCTAAAGTCGATTGATCCCAAGGGTAAGCTGATGGACTATTCTCGCCAAGGTTCGCCTGCTAAGGCGCGGGTGCTTGATGAAGACATTGTACAGTGGCCATTAGGTGGGGGAAAGTATGGTGACCCCGCACCTCCAGGCTCCTTATCTTTTCCAGAAGGCTCTCCTGGTGCGTTAAGTCTTGTCGATGACATCCCTGGCGCGTTAAGTATTGTAGACGATTAAAAACGGGGTAACTAATAATGGGACTAACAGGGCAGCAGATTCGTGGGATCATCGATACTCATCAGTCTAAGATGCGGCGCGAACGCAACCAGTGGGACAAGTATCGGTCTTGGTATGTGGGTGAGTTCTGGGGCAATA